GCACTGGACCGCCGTCGTCAGCCGTCGTCTTGAGGATTTTCTCCGAGTCGATCAGGCTCTCGTATACTTTCTCGAGGCGGGCAATATCGGCATTGAGGTTGCCCAAAATCTCAAGGTCTTGGTTAGTGACGTTATCGTTGTCCATCTTTTCGAGATGGGCCGTTAGAGCATCCTTCTGCGCGACGATCTGCGTCTGCAGCTCTTGGATGCGCTGTGACAAACCAGACATTGGTTTACCCCTGTGCTTTCCGTTAGGTTTGGCGTGCCCGCCCGTGAACCCGCGGCGCACAGTGCGGTCTTTTTCGCCTTGCCCGGCGAAGACCATACTTAACGTCTCGGGGGAAATCTTCAAGTTCTTCGCGACGGCCAGCGCGTTCGGATTTGCCGGAACGCTGACCAAGCTCGTCTCGATCAATTCTTGCTCCTCGAAGACCGTGCCCCAGTCTGAGCCTTCACGGTCCTTGAATTTCTTGGGCTTAAAGCCCACCGACACTGCGCGCAGGATACCCGCCTGCATCAAGCGGCGGATTTCATCGATGCGCTCAGACGTTCCTTCAGGCGCGGCCTCGAGAGTACCGCGCAGCTGCTTGTTCTCGATCCTCAGATCAGCCCACTTGCCAATCGGGAAGTTGCTGTTGTGGTTGAACAGCGCAATTGGGTTGCGCTTGAAATTCCTCAGGTCCCATCCTTCAGACATAATCACATCGTCCAGACGGTCAGGCGTCTCGTCGGACAGAACAAACTCCATGCCCTGCCCTTCGTTGGCGTGCAGCTTGTGCTTGATGTCAGCACCATCAGCTGAGGCGTTCTCCCAGATCAAGGCGCAGACTTCCTCGTCACCAAGCTCGTCCACGCAGCGCTCCATGAAGTCGTCTTCTTCCTCGTCGTCGTACGGCATGAGGTCTTGACGTTTCGCCATGGCTAACTCCTTAGGTATGCCAACCACGAACCTTCCACTGACTCGATGGGCCAGCCATCGTCGGAAAGCTGCGTCAGCGCCTTAGTGACTTCAACGCCTGGGTTGTTAAAGTCGTGCCACACAATGATCCCGCCAGATCGCAGCAGAGCGCGCGCCAACAGGCTGTCATGCATGACAGCACCAAAACTATGGTCGCCATCGATGAAGACCGCATCGCAGGGCTCGAGGTTCTCAGGCTTGAGATCAATCGATGGTACGGACAACAGATAGAACCGATCATCTCCTGACGCAAAAGTACCAGCCCGCTTCGGCACTTCAGAGTGCTGACAGGCCAATTTGGGCTGGTAGTCAGGAGGAACATCGATCCCAATATACTTCTCAAGCGATGGCACGTTCTCGAGAACACGCTTCGCAGTCACTCCACGATTGCAGCCGAACTCGATCATCACTTTTGGACTTACACTATTCACTAACTCGATCAGGATTGACGTTTCCTGCCGACCCAAATAGAAACTAAACATCGACGCGAAGACATGCTTCGGCTGTATCTTAACTTCTTTCACCGAAGCCGCAGCGCACCAGCCCAGTCGTCAGTGGCAGGCTGGCGCAGAAGAGTGACATTGTCGTACCACCGCACGCACCATCGCCAACTGTGCCAGTGAGACAATAGACCATAGACACGCGGATGCCCTGTCGCACCGGCGAGATGCAGCGCAGCCGTGTCAACGCTAATGACCTCGTCCATCTCACTCATCAAGGAAGCGCAATCCAGGAAGTCCTCGAACTCATGCGTCACGACATCATAGCGCGCGGCTTCCTCAGCGCCTTGCGTCTGCACGCTATGCAGCTCGCCCACCGAAGGATCGCTGCTGAGATGCGCGACCAAGTCGCCCAGATCAATCGTCCGCGGATAATCGCCCGTACTCGGCTTGCCCACTGACCACGCGATGCCAATGCGCTTCAACCGTCCCTTCGCCCGATGGGTCGGATAATGCTTGATGTATGGTCTGCTCAGGGTCGGACTGCCCTCGGGCGTGATCTTGAGATGGTACAACAAATGAAGGATCGGACAGAAGTAATCCGCGTCGGTTAAATCTTTCACAGTACGCCCAAACTGCTCAGTGATGCTATGCAGCTCAGGTGGCATCACCATCACGACTTCCTTGCCGAGCAGCGGGATATACCGCAGGCACATCAAGGTATCGCCGAAGCCATGCGCGTGCAGGACCAGCAAACGCTTGTAGGGCTGCCCGGCCCACGGCTTCAGGCCGTATGAGAGCGCCTGCTCGACCTGCGGGCGCATGAACGGCTTGGCCTGCTCGCATTCCCAATACTCAGCGAGGCCCTCGTTCCAGCGCCCTGACGCGAGCAAGATCATGGCGCGATTGAACTTGGTGCGCAACGTCGGGGCTATCTCGTAAGAACGATTGACTTCCCAAAGAGCCCCATCAAGATCGCCCGCCTTGTACAGCGCGACCGCCCGGTTGAAGTGGTGCAGGTAATCGTCGATATCTACCTCCCACTCCTTCGTGATCGGGCGACGGCCGATGGGATTGCCGCAGAAGGTAATGATGACTTCAGAGGGCACTTCGACCTTGTGGCCATTAGCGCCCTTGACCTCGAGCACTTCGCCTTGCTGCGTTATTCCACGCCAGCCATAGTCCGTCGTTTCATAAAACATCACCGGGTCCATTTCCGGCAATGCTTCAGGAATAAACGTGCCGATACTTTCTCGCATTATACCCCAAGGAGGATGGCCCCCGAAGGGACCATCCTTAAGTCAGGAGACGTAGACTATTTCTTGGTGGGCGCAGCCGTAGGTGGTGCCTCAGGCGGCGCAACGATGACCGGACCAATACCAGGATAGTTCACGACGATGAACGGCGGAGGTGCGATGCCCTGCGTCGGCCATCCCGGCGATCCTGCCGGCGGCGGGACTGGCGTAGTCGGATCACCCGGTTGCGGTGGCTCAGGCGGCTTTCCATCCGGACCAGGCGGAAGGTCCGGGTATCCCGGCCAATAGATCGGAGGTGTCGGCCGCGGATCGGTCGGACCCCAAATCCCCGGAGGCCCGCCTTGTCCCGGCGGCCTCGGCCAAATCTCAGGCGGATAGTAGATTGGAGGTGTCGGCACACCGCCCGGACCCGGCGGCCTCGGCGGCCACACCTCAGGCGGATAATGGATCGGCGGGGACACTACGCCGGGAGGCGGCCCGATTGGACCACCGCCGACATCAAGACTTGGGTCCCAAGCGTTGCCGACGATGTAGCACGGAATGGGTGGATCCATCTTGTTGAGTGGATAGATAACACCCGTCATTGCAATTGGTCGAGGTGCCATTGGTTTTCTCCTTTGCTGGCCTCTTAAGATAACACGATCATATAACCGTTAGATGACTGAGTGGTGGCTCCTATTCTAATCTTGGGGACCTGAACAGGAGCCGGGGCCACTCATCGTTCGCGGGCTGGACAGGAGGTCACTTGCGAACGACAAGCTACTGAATAATAATCACGAAATCGCGGGCAGCCGCCTGAAGAATTGGATAAAGACTAGACCCACTAGACAACTTGACATATAGTGAGCCGGATGTATAACCAGGATCGACATTGATGGCGCGCCCTGGGGCCATTGCCTTGACTATCTCCATCCCGTTCGAGTCATGCAAGATTCTGAACTTAACGTTATCCTCAGAGACGAGAAAGCTGATATTCGCCGGAGTCCAATCGTCCGGAGTCAGCAGCATCACCATATTACCGGCGCTCAAGTCAGCCGAATTGGACACCGACTGACCAGCTGGGATGGTGACAGTCGCGGTAGTAGTTACCGGCTTGGCGGTAGGAGACAACCCAGGAGCTAATGGCATCAGGTCACCTATTTCCAAGATGGCGTCAGCCACGCGACACCACGCGCGTCACGCACGGCCCACGACACAGGCCAACGAACCTTGATGGCGATAGTCTCGCTCTGGAATAGACCTTTCTGGGGTTGCGTCGTGTCAGGCAGCGCCGGCGCCGTGTCATCCATCACCAACGAGCCCGCCGTCGCGGTCTGCACGTCAGGATCAGGATCGACAGCCCCAGCAATAGCCTGCGGCGCAACCGCGATCAAGTCATTGCCCACAGCACCTGAGATGTAGAAAGGAATATCGTCGTTACCGCTGACGAAGCGCACAGTAGCGCTAGCGATCTTGCCGGCCGAACCGATGATGGCGAACGGACCACGACCACCCACTTGACCAACGGCACCAACCAACGCAGACAAGTCTGCGGCGAACACCCCGAAGGAGTCAGTATCGGTGCTCGCCACTAGAGTCGCAATGCCATTGCGGATACCGGCAGGCCTCGCTGCAGTTGCTGGGTTAGCATCGAAGAACGCAGCATCCATCGCGAGACCTGCCGACCGGATCAACACATCGCCGATCAAACGCTCGGCATTAGAACTCTCGAGCATCTCACGCGTCAGCACGCTGATGCTCGCCACCTTGAAGGGGGTAAGTGATACCGCCGTATCGCCAAACTGCTTCACCGGGATCGGCTGCCCTTCCTGCACGAAGGACGCCCCATTCGCTGTCGCGACGAAGGCCGGGACCGAGATAGTGCCGTAGCCTCCGTCCCAGCTAAGGAGAAGACCACTGCGCATCAGCTCAGCAGCCGCACTCGCTGCGCCCAATGCCTCGACCGCGTCATAGACCAGCTTGTGGGCGAGTTCTTGCGCCCACCCAGCCACGCTGGTCATTGCTGGCGCTGACGCAGCGCGCGTAACTATCACAGCCGTCAAGGCGCGGTCGTTGGGCCACAGACGCGAGGCCACATCTAGCGGATTGGCGCGACGATACGAGGCTAGCGTTCGCACCGTCAGCAGACGACGGCACAAGTTGCCTTCAGGAATATTCAGAGGTGGCAACGCCTCAGCGACTTTGCGGAACGGCTGGTTCATTGAGTCACCTATGCGATGAGAGTATCTAGGTCAATTTCCTTGACGCGCGGCACGACCGACACTGAGCACGCCATGGCCAGCGCGACGAGACCGTCTATGCGCCCAGTGCTGCGTGACTTGTCGAGCTTGCGCGCCCCAGTCGGGTCTCGCGTCACAACCGCATTAGCGGCGCACATTGAGAGAACTGGGTTGCCGCCATGACGCAGGCGGCCTTGCACTATGATGCGCTCGAGAATGTCGACCGCCGGACCCATGTCCTTGTAACCTTGCCCATGAGGAATGAGCGGAACGTCGCATTGCTCTTCCTCGAGCTGACGCTTGAAATCGTTGATACGCCATCGGTCGAACGCCAACCCTGCAATACGCGTCGTGGCATGGATTGACACCACTTTCTTCGCGATGGTGCGCGGGTCAGTCGCAACGCCGGCAGCAATGACAAGACCCTGACGTTCCCACGCGTCATAGGGCACGTTATCGACTCGAGATCGCTCGCGAATGTTGCCTGGGACCCAAAAATAAGGCACGCAGTGGAATATCCCATCTGCGTCCTGATACAAGATAACGAGGGCCGAGAGGTCGCGCGTCGCTCCGAGGTCGAGGCCCGCGTAGACGCGAGACCCAGGCGGAATGATCGGCTTCGCGGCCCCAAGGACCCAGTCTGACCGATTGATGAACCGCGCTTCGGCTGCAACGCGCTGATTGAGAATTAGATTGCGGAACGACGACTCCTGGCTGGGCAACCGCTGCGCCTGCGCTGCGAGGCGCTTGACGTCTTCGAGGCTACGAAAATCCCCGAGGGCCGGATTAGCCTTCTTCCACGTCGCCAGGACCCAAGGATCATCGTCTTCGTCGGCCGCGTACATCGTCAAATGAAACGCCGTGTCTTTGATCTCGCCCGCGTTGACGCGTTTGCCATAGTCGATCAGTTGCGACATCGGGGCCGTGTCGTCAGCGGCCTGCGTCGAGATAACGAGCAGCAGTGGATTTGACCGCGCGCCCATCGCGGTGTCCATCGCGTCGTACAAGTCGCGGTTCTGCGCCTGGCCTAGCTCATCGTAAACGACCAGACTCGGATTAAGACCCATCTTGGTGGACGCCTCGGCGCTGACCGCTTGATAGATCGACTCGGTCTCGAGGTCTTCGATCTTGCGATGGAAGCGGCCAATGTTCGAGCGCAGATGCAGATACTTGTGCCGGCGCACCATCGCCGACATCTCGCTAAAGACTTTGCTCGCCTGGAAGCGGTCGTTGGCGCACGAGTAGACTTCCCCACGCTCCTCAGCCTCAGGCCCAAGTAGATGACACAATGCGAGGGCTGCGGCGAGCTGCGTCTTGCCATTCTTGCGGCCCATTGTGAGGATCGCTGTGCGTATCGGACGCGTGCCCTCTGCATCCTCAGCATAAACATCGCGGATGAACTGCTTCTGGAAAGGGCGCAAGGTGAGCTTGTCGCCCGCCTTTGTCCCTGAACTGATGGTGAGGTCTTCGCAGAATGCAATGACCCGGTTGGCGCGCGTCATCCTCGGATGCTGCCACGGCTGCTCACGCGTCTTGTAGCGAGCGCGCTGCTCGAGGGTAATCTCTACGCCAGTACCGCGAAGACCCATCAATCACCTAAAGAAAAAAAGGAGCGAGGCCGCAGGGAGGTGCGAAGAGGTGCGGCAAGAAACCTCATACCTCGCTCCCGCTGCGCCCGGTCCTCTGGAGAAAGGAGCGGCCAATGCGACCGACACGCGGGGCAGCAATCCTACGTCGCGCAGCACGATGAAGCCGCTGCGCCTCAGAACTACCAAAAAAAGGCATCCACATCGATGCCATCTTCCGGACGTTGCGACACAAGGCACAAGTCATGGTATCAGTCGGCTAACTATATCGATCTGACGCTTAGGCTCATATCTTGGACGAATTGGACTGACCTGCTTGCCGTTTGCCGGGTGGTTGGGATCAACCGGCCATCCATCGAGACCGATGGTCGTATCGTACCCACGTCTTTCTTGCCGTTGCTTCTTGCCGTCATGATGTTGCGCACATAACGACTGCAGCTCACCGAACCAGAAGAGCTGCTCGTCTCCCTTGTGCGGAACGACATGATCGGCAATCGTCGCCGGGATATGCTCGTTTTCCAAGAGACAAAATGCGCAGAGAGGATTTGTCTTGATCTGGTGCCGCGCAATGCGTCTCCACTTGCGCGTATTGTAGAGATGCTTGAATGGCCGCTCGGGCCTTTTGGGCTTGGGGAAGGGCATTGCTGCCAATTTGAATTTTGCAGAATTTATACCAGGAAAGTGATCGTTGTCAACGGCACCTTCACCAGGATTTCGCGCAACTCGTCGACCGGGCAAATAAGCCGGTCATTCATGAGTTCGTGCAACACGTCCAGGCGTTGACGCCCCAGCGACTTCACCAGCCGGTGATACGCGTCGCCGCGCATTTTTGGCATCCCGGCATTGGCGCCTTGCACGCGCTCGCCGTAGACGATCGCCTTGGGACCGAGGTCATGCGTGTACTGAAGAAATGAGAAGTAGCGAGCGAGATCGTCATAAGTAATCAGCCCACGCAGGTACAAGACACCCGCGAGGAATGACGACATCGAGCTGAGGCTCTGTCGCTCGGTGACCCCGAAGTGTCGTCGGCGTTGGTCGCGGACTTCCCGATGGTCGTCAAAGCGCCGTAAAGGCCTCAGTTTGCCTTTGGCATTGCGAAAGCCCTGAACCCTTGGCCGACCTGCCCTCACGTAAAGCTGAGCTCCTAATCGCTGCTGGAGGGCATTGTAACATGAATGGTCGGTCGATCAAT